ATGATGCGTCTTGTGGGGGCGGCTGGTAACTGGACAGGGTTCTACGTCCGAGCATATGACGTGAATACCGCGCAACCCAATGGGCGATATTTTGTCGCGCAGTTTTCGGCGCAGCCGGTGGCGGATTACGGCATGCGTCTATGGGATGGCGCGACAAATCTGCTATTTGATTCTGGAACGCCGAGCGCAAACTTTACCCGCGCGTTTCAAAACTGGAGTTATGAGCGGTACGATTATTCTTCGCAAAACTTTGTTCGCTGCTATTACTCGGTGCCTTTTAATTTTCCCGAGAACGAATATCTACTTATTAACTCGTTCGGAATGGGGCTGAACTCGGGTAGTGGGATATCAAGAGGGCTGTATTGCTGGTGGGACTTTCCGAATAATAAGCTTTATGCAATCACCACTGCGCCAGCTAATCCGACAGCATTTTTTCTGCCAGCAGTCTTTGCAAAGATGAACGTCTGACCCATCAATTGATTGAGTAAACATCATGCCTTGGTACAAGTCGGGTACGGTTTCCGTCACCCAAAATTCGAACGCGGTCATCGGCACCAATACCGCTTTCATCGCAAACAGCAGGGTAGGCGACGGCTTTCGCGGGCCAGATGGCGGCTGGTATGAGGTGACCAACATCGCCAGCAATACCGCGATGTCGATTGCGCCGAACTATCAGGGCGCCACCAACAACGCGGGCGGGTATGCGCTGGCTCCGATGCAGGGCTACGTCAAGGATTCTGCTGATGCGCTTCGGGCGCTGGTCAACCAGTTCGGCTCTACGCTTGCGGTGCTGGGCACTTCTGGTACGCGCGAGGGCGTACGCGCAGCACTTGCGGCCGCCGCCAGCGGGAATAACGGCGATATCCTTTCCCTGTCTGGCCTGACAACAGCATTGACAATTGAGCAAGGTGGCACCGGGAAGAAGACTGCAGGCGAAGCAATCCAGGCTCTTGGTGGTATCCGCCTCGGGGTAGGCAACTCATCCATAGGCACAAGTCTTTTTTCTGGGGCGCCGCCTGGTATAGCTGCGATCAGTTCCTCTAATAACGACGGTAATACAGCTCTGCGGATCGGTAACGGCAATAACAATAACGCATCTGCGGTCATGACTTTTATTCGGGATGGTGCGTTCGGACTTCACTTAGGTATTGATACCGACAATAAATTCAAGATCGGCGGGTTTTCGATGGGGGCTGTAGCGCGAACGATTTACCACGAAGGCAACGCGGTCGGAACTGTTTCACAGTCAGGAGGCTTGCCAACAGGCGCTATAATAGAAACGGGTAATTTGAACGGCGGCACGTTCACAAAGTATTTGGACGGCACAATGATTTGCCGAGGGATATCGCCAACCCCAATGGCGGCTAGCCAGGGCGGTGGACCGATCTTCTACTCAGGCGGTGTTTCTTTCGTATTTCCTGCACCATTTGCTGCTGTTCCGGCAGTGACGATGCAGGCCATCACGTCTAATGGTTACTTTTGTTGGGGTGCATCCGATGGTAGTGCCACTGCTACGGGCATCATCGGTCGAGTTGTTTCCCCGTCGAGTACCGCATCTTCGTACCTTTGTTATATAGCCGTTGGCAGGTGGTTCTAATGATTATCAAAATAGCTCCCCAGCGACGGGATGATGAATTTGTTGTAGAAAAAAACGGTATGGCATTGAAGATTAATGGAGATACGTTCGACTTTTCGCCAATGCAAGAAGGGGGGACGTTGCCGAGATCTGCCATTGCATGTGAATGGATATGGGATGACGTTAGTTTTGATGGCGGGCAACTTATCGTATGCCTGATTTTACCAGTCCCCGCAAATTACAGCCCTGAGCAAGCCTACCCCGCTGACCTAACTGATGTACCTGACGGCATCATCCAGTTTCCGAAAGCGCTACCTCTGATAGAAACGGCTTAAAGGACCTGAACATATGTCCAACATTGACTGGGCGCAATTAATTACCAAAGAAATGAAAGAGGCAGCTTCCGACGCTCGATCCCTAGCCAAGGCGAAGAGTGATTTGCTTGAGCGGAGCAGTGCGGCCGCTCAACAGATAGCCCGCATTCAGGACCGCATTGAAACGCTGGGCTATGGAATCGAGGCCGGAGAGGCGACCAAGCAGGAAGAGGAAGAGGCTACGGCGCTTGCCCCTGTTCTCAGGACGTGGAAGGCCTACAAGTTCGCGCTGGGCAAGGTGACCGCCCAAGCTACATGGCATCACGCGCCTGTCTGGCCCGATGCTCCTGCTATTCCGACGATAGCCGCCGCACCCATGAACGATCTTCAAGAGCAGCCTTGACGTGTCAGCCAATGATCAATTGAACAGCCGGTATTTTGTGGTTGCTCCATAGCATCCAGGCTGATTTGGCGGGGTCGCGTTGCAGGATATGTTGCGAGGGTTCTCTGTGCCACCGAATTTGCCGGGGCTGTAGTTTGCACACCCAGAAATCAGCGCAATCATCAGCAACATCACGCACTTCATATTCATAAAGCCTCCTTGTTTAATTGATACCTAACTGACGGTTTCAGTTATAGGGAGGACACATCAATGTTTTTCCTCGGTAGCCCCGAGTTTTTTGTTTGGAGAAAACCGAATGTCCATCACATCGCAGCAGTTGCTGCAGATCCTCCCGAACGCCGGCCAGAGAGCCGGCGTTTTTGCACCTGTCCTCAATACAGCGATGAGCAAGTACCAGATCGTGACCCCGCTGCGCATCGCGGCATTCATTGCCCAGGTCGGCCATGAGTCCGGTCAGCTGCGTTACGTGCGCGAGATCTGGGGGCCGACTACGCAGCAGCTGGGGTACGAAGGGCGCAAAGACCTGGGCAATACCGTGCCGGGCGATGGCTCCAAATACCGTGGGCGCGGCCTGATACAGATCACCGGGCGGGCAAACTATGCCGAGTGCGCCGAAGCGCTGGGCTTGGATCTGATCAACCATCCCGAATTGCTCGAGCTGGCGCAGCACGCCGCGATGTCGGCGGCGTGGTTCTGGCACCGGGCCGCGCTCAATACGCTGGCCGACAAGCGCGAGTTCGTGACCATCACCAAGCGTATCAACGGCGGCACGAATGGCCTGGCTGATCGGAAGGCGCTGTACGACCGAGCGCTTGAGGTGCTGGCGTGAAGGCCCTGCCGTGGCGGGTGATCGGCGTGCTGCTGGCCGTCCTGATCGTGCTGGGTGTCGGAGTTGCTGCAGGCGGCTGGCTGGCCTCTCGGCACTATCGACCATTGCTCGACACCGCGAACGAGCAGCTGGCCACAGAGAAATCCGTGAACGGCAGCCTGCTGTCCCTGACGACTGAGCAGGGCCTGGCACTGGGCAAGCTGGTGAAGGCTGGAGAGGATCGGGCGCAGGCGGCAAAGGTCGCCGTCGATGACGCCAAGACCAAATCACAGCCCGACTACGCTGCCGCCAACCGCATCCAACAGGAAAGAACCGGTGGCGAACCGGCTACGGCAGCAATGTCGATCATTGACCGGGAGTTGGGGTTATGAGAATCATGGTCACACTGATAGTGCTGGCGCTGGCCGGGTGCGCCACGCCAGCCCCTGAGATTCGCACGGTGCGCGTCGAGGTGCCGGTGCAGGTTCCATGCCGCGCCCCGATAGTTGTTGAGCCGCAGTTCGCGGCGGCAGGTCTCAGGAAGGGCGACTCACTGGAAGTGAAGGTGAGGGCGCTATTGGCTGAGCGCAGACAAAGAATTGGTTACGAGCGGGAGCTTCTTGCCGTAGCCTACTCATGCCAGTGAACCAGGGAGATAGTGATTTGCAGCCAAGCCAGACCAACCTTGAGAAAATCCAATCTATTGCATCCATAGCTGCCTCTATCGCGATACCCGTGATTTTGGCTATTGCTGGATATTCCGTTCAGAAACAGATCGCCGAAGACGGGATAAAAAAAGATTATGTTGGGATGGCTACCCAGATACTGCGCGAAAAGGCTGAAGGTCAAGATCCCGATCTGCGCGGGTGGGCGGTAGAGGTTATTGAAAGCTACGCTCCTATAAAATTCTCTGCCGCCGCCTCCGCAGGCCTGAAGAAATGGGCCATCCCAGCTTTGCCCGAAAATGCTAGGCAGCTCCCGGCGCCGGATATTTGCATACCTAGTTGCGTAGAAGGATTGGCCAGAGAGCGGGAGAAATGGCAAAAGCTCATGGCCGATCCCGAATAGCGGGGAAGGCGTGCGAAGCGGCCTATGACGCTTTGGTGCGCTGAACTGTCGAAGGCAGTATGTTCGGGCATTCCGGGTCTTCGATAAAGCCTCGTCCATCGCAGTGCGTGCAATCGTCACGCACTGCGAATCCGTCGAGGCAGTGAAGGCATCTGATAAATATCGAGTAGCTATGACGCTCCCACAGCGAAACGTAGGCCTTGAAGTCGCCTTGGTCGAGGGCTACCGCTGAAGCGTCGACGAGCACTCGATATTGATCCTCATCGCTCAGGCGTTGATAGCTCACGCCGTTGATCTGCCTGGATTGCTCAACCAGCGTCAGCGTCTGGCCGGTTTCGGTATAGATGTAGCGACCCTCAAGCACGCCGTACTTCTTATAGTCCCTCATGATGAGGTTGTTTTTCTCATCGAGAAAAGCAAAGTGGGCGGCATGGTAGGGAGACTGGTCGGCCTCATGAAGCACGTATCGGGAGTTCAGCAGGCTGCCGACCACAATGCCGCCCTTGTTGTAGGCCAGATAGTCAGACGCCTGGTGCCTCCATTCATGGTTGCCTTCCTCGGTGAAGTGGCAGAAGGCAGCGCTGGCCAGTTCGAAGAGCTCAAAGCGCTCCAATGGATCGACCAGCCCGCCAGCCTGCATGTCTTCGGCCATGCGCGCCAGAAACCGGTATGTGATTGCAGGGTTCGTCCATTGCCTCCTGTCGTTGAGCCTTTTGTGCCATTCGGCCAAGGCGTCTGAGCTATCGCTCTCGTTCATGGGGGTGATTCTCAATTGCTGTATGTGTATACAGTAGTTGAGTGGTTTGGGTTTGGGGAGTGGTGTTCGTCGGCAGGACGCCGGGAGGGTAGGGTTTACGACGAGTTGCGGAGCAGCATTAATTATTGCGGAGCATGAAGCTCAAGGGGGATGCGACTAAAGCCACGTAACCCCTTGATTTTAAATGGTGCCCCGAGCCGGGGTCGAACCGGCACGTCCAAAGGACGAGGGATTTTAAGTCCCTTGCGTCTACCAATTTCGCCATCGGGGCGGTAGCGCCAAGAGCAGGGAATATATACACCCGGCCCCCATGAAGCAAGCGTGAAAGCGACTCAAATGGCACAAGACGTCGCTTTCCGGCCTGTCAGAAATGCTTGGCAAATCATGAGGCTACGAAATGTTGCAGCAGCGAAGGCTGACTCACGGGCCTCAGGCTGCTCAGGCTTTGCTTTCTTTCACCACGGCTTCGACCTTGTCGGCAAGAATTCGCAGGTAACTGGCCAGCGCGACTTCTTCCAGGCGCAAGCCTTTGCGTTGCCTTGAGCGCGGGAGTTTGGCCAGGTTGCCGAGCAGGAAGCCTTCCAGCACCGCTGGGTGGATGTAGCATTTGCGGCAGATGGCCGGGGTGTTGCCCAGTTGTTTGGAAACGGCCTTGACCATGTCGACGATGTGCCGTTTGGCATCGGCTTCCGGTTCCCAGTGCAGCTTTTGCAAGGTGGCCAGTGCGAGTGCGCTGGCAGCCCAGGTTCGGTAGTCCTTGGCGGTGAAGTCCGAGCCGGTAAGGCTTTGCAGGTAGGCGTTGATGTCGGAGGAGGTCACGGCATGGCGCACGCCGTCGTCGTCCAGATACTGAAACAGGTTCTGCCCCGGCAGCTCCATGCAGCGCTTGATGACACCGGCCAGACGCCGGTCTTTGACGCTGACCTTGTGTTCGACGCCGCTTTTACCGCGGAACTCGAAGAGAATCTGGCCGCCTTTGACCTCCACATGCTTGTTGCGCAGGGTGGTCAGGCCATAAGAGCGGTTTTCCTTGGCGTACTGACTGTTACCGATGCGGATCAGCGTCGCATCAAGCAGTGAAATAACCGTCGCCATGACCTTTTCCCGACCCATGCCCGGCTGGGTTAGTTGCGCTTCGATCTGTTTGCGCACCTTGGGCAGCGCGTGACCAAACTCGATCAGGCGCGAGTATTTGTCCTGATCACGAATCTCGCGCCAGCGCGGGTGATAGCGGTACTGTTTGCGGCCACGAGCGTCACGCCCGGTGGCCTGCAGATGGCCCATCGGGTCGGCGCAGATCCACACATCGGTGTAGGCGGGCGGGACTGCCAGTGCGTTGATGCGCTTGATCTCCGACTCGTCCTTGATGCGCTTGCCCTGGGTATCGAAGTAGGCAAATTTTTCGCGCAGTATCTTGCGGGTCAGGCCCGGTTGAGTGTCGTCTACGTAATGCAGGTCACTGGCGGGCGGGCTGATGGCAGTCGAGTCAGGCAT